GCGCAGTGTTGGCAGGCCAACAAAATATGAGGATTGGATGATTGATGCTATCCTTGACAAGATGGCACAAGGTTTTTCAAAAGAAGCAATGGCGGGATTTCTTGGGATCACTCGTGAAACAATGAATCAATGGGAAAAGTCAAACTGTCATTTTTCTGACGCCTTAAAGCGGGGCGTTGAACTTTCACGCATATTTTGGGAGCAAAAAGGCAATGACCTGATGCGTGATATTTACCTTGAAAAAGGTGAATCAGTTTCAAGGGGTAATGCCTCAGTTTGGATTTTTAACATGAAAAACAGATTTGGTTGGCGTGAGAGTGTTGAGCATGACATTACTCAGAAAATTGATCAAGAAATCACAATAAACTTTTCAGAGAAAACAGAGGCCGATGAAAATTGATATAGGCCTTTGGAATAAACAACTTAAATTCATGAGCATGGATTGCAGAGAAATCTTGCTTGAGTGCGGTATTGGCTACGGTAAGACTTTTGTTGGATCAATATGGTCATGCACCATGATCTTAAAAAATCCAAATAAGATTGGAATGATAGTTGCTCGAGACTTTGGCCAGTTTAAAAAGGCAGTGTTACCCGAGCTCACAAAAGCGTTTCAACTTTTTGGATGGCGTGAGGGAAAACATTATAAGTTTAACAAAGTTGATAACATCATGGAGTTTTGGAATGGTGCAAAAGTATTTGTTGCATCAGCACTCAACTATGATTCATCTTTTCGTGGGCCCAACGTGGCATGGATTTGGGCCGATGAGGTTGATTTTTATAAACCAATAGCATTTCAAACAATGCTTGGTCGTTTGCGTGTAAAGCCTGAGTTATTGCGTTGCACATCATCACCAAAAGGTTTCAATCACATTTATGATCACTTTTACACTCAGGCAAATGAAACAAAATTAGTTCTCAATGCATCAACGTGGGAAAATCTCAACCTATCTCAAAGTTATATTGATTCATTGCGTGGATCATATAGCCCAAGAATGTTTGAGCAAGAGTGCGGTGCAGTAAGACTTAATTTAAACAATGGTGCAGTGTTTAATGAATTTAACAGAGAGTTGCACGTTGCACCATGTGCTCATCTTATCAAGCCAACAGACCAACTTTATTTTTTCACTGACTACAACATTTCAAATTATTGTGGCACTTATATGTTTTACGATAAGGAAAAAGACATTTCATATGCAATTGCAGAGGAGCATTTGAAGTTTGAGGGATCAAGGATAATGGCGCAAAGAGTTAAAGCCAAATATCCCGAGAGACCAATCATTGTCATGGGTGACTCGACTGGAAACAATAAGCGTGATGTTGCCATCGATCGCACCAATTATCAGCATTTTCAAGATGCGGGATTGCTCACTAAACATTTCACAAATCCACCTGTTGAGTCACGCATCATTTCTGCAAATTCAAATCTATACCATTCAAGGTGCGTTGTTGATCCGAGTTGCAAAAACTTGATCAAAGACCTTGAGTTGCTCGCTTGGCGTGAAGACGGTGAGGGCGTTGATAAAAGCAACATTGACTTATCACACGCCTCGGATGGTTGGTCATATGGTGATTGGTATTTTCATGGAGTTGGCAAACCGAAGCAAAAAGTTGGTTTTACTGTTTCGAGCTATTGATTTACACTTATTTGTGAGCACTTATTTAATGAGGTTTAAATGACAGTTTTGACAAAGGATTTGCTTGAATTTTATGCCAAGCAAATTGATGAAACCGAGTATAGGATTTTGCGTGAGGATGATTTAAAAAGATCATATGTCTTTAATGGCAAAATCAAGCAAGTGGTGCAAGACGCAATTAAGCAAGAATTTAAAAAGCCTGAGACAATCCTTGAGCTCAACAATAGATTGATCCCAATCAACATTGTTGCAAAGGCGATTTGGAAACTTGCACAAGTTTATAATGAAGCGCCATTGCGCAAGCCATATGACAACAATGAGGATGACTCAATGCTCGTCAGTCAGTATGAGCAAGAAATGAAAATTGACCGAACTTTTAAAGAGGTCAACGCTCATTTTAAATTATACAAAAGAGCATTGGTTGAAATATATCAAGACCGCTTTGGCAGACCTGCTTTGCGCCCTGTTGATCGCCCAAATTATGAGGTTTTTTCAACATCGACAATTTCACCTGAAATCCCTGACATTGTTATCAAAATTGTTAAGCATGATCCTAATCCTAAAAAAACCAGATTAGTTTGGTGGTCGGATGAGAGTCATTTTATCACCAATGGAAAAGGTGAGGTACTATCTGATGAAATGGCAAAAATAAACAATCCTGATGGTGTCAATCCTTATGGCGTTTTGCCGTTTGTTTACATCAATCAATCACAAACTCAAATTGTGCCATTTCCTGATGATGATCTTTTGCGAACAGGCATTGCTATTCCTTTGCTTTTATCCGATCTCTCTTTTGCCTCAAAATATCAAGCATGGTCAATGATTTACACAATTGGTGTTGATGGTGAAATCCCTATCAATCCAAACTCTGTTGTGAGTTTGGAGTTTGGCGAGAATGGTCAACGCCCTGAGATTGGAATGATCAAGCCTGAGGTTGACATCCCTCAAATGCTCGAGTTTGTGCGCACATTGGTTGCCATGCTTTTGAGCACAAAAAACTTATCTGTAACAACAGTGAGTGCAGACCTGAACGCAGACAATGTTGCATCAGGTATTTCAAAAATGCTTGATCAGGCCGAAACAATTGAGGATCGAAAAGATCAACAACAATTTTTCATTGAAGCTGAAAAAGAGCTATGGGAAAAACTGGCACATAATATTGTGCCAGTTTGGATAAAGCAAAAAGATTTCCCTCAAGATTTAAAGCAAACATTTTCACCTGACTTTGAACTTGCTATATACTTCAAACAACCTGCAGTGTTACGCACAGAAAAAGAGCGTGTTGAGGATAGTGCATTTAAAATTGATAAGGGATTGTCAACGCTCAGAATTGAGCTCAAATCCCTCAATCCTCAACTTGATGATAATGAGGTTGATGACTTGGTTGATCAAATTAAAGAGGATAAAGCCGAGCGCATCACAATGTTGCGTGATGAGTTTGGTGCAAAGAATCCTGACAAAAATCAAGGCCAACAAGATCAGAAAAATGATGATGATCAAAAAGGTACTTAATGGCAAAGAAATTGGCCTATCCCAAAGTAAAATACAAGCTCGATCTTTTGAATATATTTGATCGAGCTTTTGCAGACAAGGATTCAAAACTCAAAGCAAAAATGCGTGGCACATTATCGAGTGCTTTATTTATGCAAAAGTTTGGTGAGGAAATAATTGACACAATTGTCAAAAGAACGCTCAAGGGTATTGATAAAAATGATATTCCATTTTTACCATATAGCAAAGCCTATATGGATTCTATCGAGTTTAAAATTTACAATAAGAAAACAAATGTAAACCTGAGGCTATCAGGTCAAATGTTGTCATCAATGAAAGTCTCAAAGGGATCATATGAGGTCACTGTTTGGATTCCTGATGAGTTTAACAACGCAAAGGCGTATGGTCACATCAAGGGATCAAAAGTGCGTGATTTTCTCGGATTGCCAAAAGACGATGAGGCAAAGGCAATGCGTGCAGTTTTTAAGCGTCTTGGATCAGATACTATTGAAAACCTTATTGACTTTGAAAAAACAAACCTCAATGGGTTTGCGTTTAGAGAGGAAACCGTCACAAGTCTTGGCACTGTGGCAACAGAGCAAGCAATTGAAAATTCTTTTATTCCTTCAATAGAGATTTCAGGCAAGGTAATTGATGGCAACAAAGATTGATCTTGATGTAAAGGATTTCAACAGGCGTTTAAATGAGGTGGCAACTGAGGTTTTTGATCCTCGGTTTCAATCTCGATTAGGCAGGCTTGCCAAATCAATTATTTATAAAAGAGTAAAAGCAGGCTATGGCACAACGGTTGGCGGTCGGTCTCGAAAAAAATTAAAACCATTGTCAACTGCAACTGTTGCAGTGCGTAGTGGCAAACTAATGATCAGGCATCAAAAAGGCACAAGTAAAAAAATTTACATGAATCAAGATGATCGACCAAGGCAAACGGGTGAGTTTTTTTCACCTGCAAGATCAAATCTTACTTTTTCAGGTGAGTTGTTAAATTCAATTGAGATTGATGTTGGTCGATATGGTTTTTCAATTTATATCCCTGACACCACAAGGCGCAGATATAACAAATTCACAAAAACAAGAGCAACAAACAAAGAGGTTGCAATTTATGTGCAGGATGCAGGGCGCAATTTCTTTGAGCTCACAGGGCCTGAGGTTGACATCATCATCAAAACAATAAATGATTTTATCAAGAGCACGATAAGAAAAAAGGGGTTGTAATTTATGAGTGAGACAAAAGTTGATGGTGCACCAGTGGGCACCTCAGGCGCAACCAGTGGTGCACCTGATGAAAAGAATTCTGATACTTATGAGAAGTCATTTGTTGATAAACTTTTAAATGAAAAAAAGAATTATCAAACAAAGGTTTCAGAGCTTGAGGGATTGCTCAAGGCCAAGGCAGAGGGTGAGCTCAAGGAAAAAGAACAATGGAAAACATTGTTTGAAACCAAGACCAAAGAGGTTGAGGATTTGACAACTAAGTTGTCACAGATTGAGCAACATAAAGCTCACATGGCCAAAGAAAATGAGCTTAAAAAAGAGCTCACAAAATTGGGCATTAAGGCAAATTATGTTGATCGTGCAGTGAAAATTGCAGATTTGAGCTCAATCAAAATCGATGCTGAAACAAGCACCGTTTACGGTGCCGATGTGACAGCAAAGACGCTTGCCAGTGATTGGCCTGACCTTTTTGGATCAACGCAAACTGCAGGTGTTTCGAGTGATGCGCCCAATGCGCCACAAACTCCAATCTCTCTTGATGAGTGGCAACGCTTGCCATATGCAGAGAGAAAAAAGAGAGAGGGTGAAATGTTTGCAAAACTCGGCATAAATGTGAAAAGATAATATTAACAACCAAACAAACAAAGGACGTTTGAAATGCTTACACCATCAGGAAAAACAGAATTACAAAATCTAATCCCAACAATGTGGTCAACACAAATGTATGATGAATTAAGAGCATCATTGATGCTTGGATCATTTTTCATGCGTGACTATGAGGGAAATATTGCCAATGCGGGTGACACTGTAAAGGTTAATCAAATCCAAGCTCCAACAGGTGAAAACCTTCAAATTGGTGTTGATAACACTCTGGACATCAACTCTGAGGCAATGGTTGTTGTTCAAAAAGAAGTGAAGGCAGATCGTCTTGCATCAGCATCATTTTTGATTGAAAACATTGCATCACTTCAATCACTTGAGTTTCAAGCAAAAGCTCGTGAAGCACTTGTTTATGCAGTTGCCAAGCAAATTGAAACTTATATGCAATCAATCCTAATCCCAACAGTCGCAAACATCATTGCACCTGCAGTTGTATCAGACCTTGGTGCAGGTGACGTTGCAAACCTTAGACGTTTATTGTCTAAGTCATATGTGCCAAAAACTGGCCGTGCTCTTTTCCTTGACGTTGACTATTTCAGCGACATTATCCAAAAGACACAATTTGCATCAAGTGACTTTGTTCCTGCAGGATCACCAACCGCAACAGGTGAGTTTTCCTCGCCTCTTTACGGATTTGGAATCAATGAGCATGATTTCTTGAGTGCTGACCTTGGATTTGCTTGTCATAACTCTGCAGTGGCAATGGTTATGCAATCAGGTCTCAATGTTAAATTGAGTGACATGCATCCATCAGGCAAGCGTGGTTATTTAATGACTGCTGACATTGTTTATGGTGCTAAGTTATTCGATAACAAGCGCATTGCAAAGATCACAGGCTAATGAATAAAACAAAGCTCAGATATGTTGTTGCAGAATCTGCACCTCAACTCGAGACTCTCATTGAGAGTCTCGGGTTTATGGTTGAGATCAAATCAGTCACGCCATTTGGTGGCAAGTGGTATTGTTGGTTTACAGTAATGCCCGCCAACGAGACAATGCAAAGACTGATGCCACAACTTGATGAAACAAAAACAGGCACGACCAAAAAGGGAAAATCAAAAAAACAATGATTTGATGCAAGGGATCTCCCTGTTTTTACCTTGCATTTTGATCGTGCTCGAGGTGAGATTAAAACACTCACCTCTTTTTCTCAAGGCTTGCAATGGCAATTGATATCGAAAAACTCAGCACAATGGATTTAGAGAAATTAAAGTTTCGTCAATCTGTGCGGTTTCCCGAGACAAAAGACGTTGTTGCAGTCACGGTTGAAAATCAAAAAAATGATCCTATCCCTACAACTGATGTTGATGATGTAACAGATATAATACCTTTTAACTATCCTATAAGCGAAAATGGTGTGATCATTCACACTGTTGGGCCAAATGTCAAACAGGTGCTGATAAAAACTCGAACAATCTCAAGGATCGAGATTGCTTTTGATGATTTTGGATCATCACCACCTCTTTGGTCAATTCCAAGGGGTGGCTTTTTTCAACTGACTGACTTAAAATTAAACAAGCAATTTTATATCAGATCAGAGCGTGATAGTGTTTTGGAAATTTTACATTTTACTTAAAACCAAGGATGAGGTGAAACATGAGTGCAAGAGAAGTTTTTAATATTTTAGAGGGCGAGGTTGACAAACTTGGCTATGCTTTAACCAAGTCAAACGAGGGTGACTCACCAACCGCAAAAGATGGTGCAACTGTTTTTGCATTTAAAGACACTGATGGCAATCTTGTATTGCCTCAACTAAATCCTGAGGGTGCCATTGTCGTCACTACTGATGCGGGCACAACAAAAAGAAACCGCACAAAAGTGATTGCAGGTGGTGTGACTTTAAACACTCGCACACTCGTGGCATCAATCCCTTTGACAGTTGAAAAAGTTTATAACAAATTGAGCTCAATTGTGACTTGCTCACGCTTCACATCATGGGAGGTCGTTTATGTTAATGATGATGGCGGATTACCAACTGAAACGATATTGCTTGATGGAATCACAGGTGCAGGCGCATACACTGCAAAGCTCGCACTTGAGGTTGATCAATTTGACACCATTGGTGGTACTGGCAATCAAGTGCTCAAGGTTTACGCAAAGATTGAGGACAATAAGACATCAGACTTGATGGCCTCAGTTTCAGTGAATGAGATTGCATAATTATGGGCAACACAATACCTGCATTTGAAATTGAAAACTCTGAGGGATCAACTCAGTGCTTTGAGGGTGTCACAAATGTGACACCTCTCTCAATTTCATCAATCCCTGCAGTGCCTACAAATAACATTGAAAAGTTTATTTTTCAAAACGAGGCAGACGACACAAGGGAAAATGACTCAATCCAAATCTCAATGGATGGTGGCGCAACATTTTTAACTTTGCATTATGGTGATTTTTTCCAATGGCAACCTGTAAACTGCAAACAGATTGTGATCAAATCAAGCGCATCACAAGTGCCTTACAAGGCAGTTGTAAACTTTGAGGGGTTTCAATAATGTTTGGAAATAACAGGCGTGTAAATTTAACAAAAATCAAAGGTGATGATGGTTTTTACAATGCTGATGTTATTGAAATAAATGGTGTCAACCGTCTGCGCACTGATGGCATTGTGCAGATTGAGCAACTTTTTGGCATTTATGATTTTGCAGATAATGACCTCATGATAAACTCTATTGGTGCAGTTGGTGACACAATTAAAATTGACATTGACTCAATCAATCCTGACATCCCAAATTTCACAAAAACTTTCACAACTTTGGTTGGTGAAAATAGATATACAATGACAACTCGTATTGTAAACGAGTTAAACGCATTGAGCGCATTTAACACTTATTTTAAAGCTCGAAAAGTTAAAGACAACGCTATTGTTTATATTCAATCAATTTTTTATGGTGAATATGGTGAAAACACCACAATAAACAGTTTCAGAGTGACAACAACAGGCAGTGCAAATGCACTCAGACACTTTGACAACTTCAAAAGACAAAACAAACAAAACACAGTTTCAGTTGACTCGAATGATCCAAGACTTGGAACACTCGGGATTTCAGGCGTTGTCTCTCAAGGCTTTTCAAATATTGGAGAGTTTTATTTTGCTGATTTAAAAAATGGCGCATCAAATAGCATGGCAGTTAATGCCTCTGTTGGATCACCTATTTTTTTTACATTGCCCGCAATTGCAGGCAAGACAATTTATGTTGAGAGAATCATTTTTTATTCATCGGGCAATGGTATTCGATTTTCAAAGTTTTTGAGTCAAAACAGTGAGCTCAGTATTGGTGCAGGTGTATTGGTTCAAGTTAAATCTGAGAATGAATTTTTAGAGTTTCCAGAATTAAGAAAAACAGAGGATTTCAAAAACCGCTTTGCTTTTGGTGCAGGTGAGAGATTTGAAATGCAAAAAACATCAGGCCCTGATGAAATGATTGCAGTGTTTATCTCGCCTCAACCATTTCCAATCAAAAAAATTGGTTCATATGGGTCAGGCAATGATGACTATATAAAGGTTACAATCAGATCAAATTTGAGCAAAATTTCATCGTTTGGTGCAAGCATTGTTGGCTTCACTGTTGAGGAGTAAGTTATGGTAATGACTTGGGCGCAATTTAAAGCAATTTGCAACTCTAAGCAGTTAAAAATGCAATATTATTTCAGACAAGAAACTGACACCTATTTGCTGAGTGCCTATGATGGCCCTGCGGTTTATCGTTGCGACATTTTCCCAACGCATCCTGATTGGAGTGATTTTGATTCAAACTATAAAGCAGGCGCAAATCAATCAATTGAATCATCACAGATTGTGCAACCGTTTGCAGATAAGAAACTAAAAAATGGTTTGAAACTATATAGGCGCAAGCATGGTATTTATGCTGACATCCCTGCAGGAGTAACTCAAGATATTTCAATTTCTGTGCCTTATAACTTGGCAAAGATCAATGAAATTGAAATTGTTGGTTGCAGTGTTGGTGATAAAGCATCACTCAAGGTGCTTGACACGCCAACAGGTACAATATCAACAGTGCCAAATTATATGCTCAATCAATTTGGCTTTGATGTTTGTTTGCCTGATGGTCACTTTAAGGATGTCAGCGACTATGATGCTGATGTCATAAAAGATTTAAAAATTGTGGTTTCATACACCAACAACACTGCACAGACAAAAAAAATTGGCGCTAATTTTGTTTTACATGAGTTGAAATGAAAAGAGTCGTGAGAGTCACATTGTCAAGATCAACCTTATTTTTGCCTTTTTTTTCATGGGCAGTGCAATTGGTTTTGCGCAAAAGATACTCTCACACATCAGTGCACTTCATTGATCCTTTTACTGGCCAATGGATGGTCAGTGAAACATCAAGGGGCGAGGCACATGAGATCATCATTGAGAAATGGAAAAATGAGCATATGATCATTAAGCAATGGGAAATTATTGTGCCCGATGAACAATTCAGAGAATTTAAAATAATATCAAACTCATTCAATCAAACGCATTATGCACCAATTTGGGGCATCATTGGCGTGCTTATAAATATTTTATCAATGGGCAAACTCACATGGTTTGATGATGATCGTGCAACATTGTTTTGCAGTGAATCAGACGCTTATAAATTGGCGTGCTTTGGTGTACACTTTTTAAAAGATGAGGATTTCATCACGCCAAAGGACATTGATAAAAAAATGACAATGCTTGAGCGTATTGATGAAAATGTAAAAAGGATAAAATAAAATGCTGACTCAATGGTTGCGCACAATTAAAAAGACACTTACATCAGTTGATGTTTCTCTTGAAAATCAAGATGACTCTGAGGTTGTTCTTTTTGATACTGACTTCATTTACATTGGCAAACTCATGACCTTCAATCACTTGTTTTTTTGGATTGAAAATCCAAACGACACTGATGCAACTTTAAAGGTTGAGATTTTTGACGGCACAAGTTGGAAAACTGCAGTTGACATTTTGGATGCAACACGAGGATTGAAGAAATCAGGCGTTTTGCAATTTATGCTTGATGATGATACGAGTTGGACACGCAAAGACAGTGATGACATTGTTGAGCTCGATGATGCGCCTAAAATATTTAATTTGTATTGGATTAGAATCTCAGTGGCATCAGGTGCAGTGAACCCATTGACGTCACTTAAGCGCATTGGCTACGCACTTACAACGCAACAAATGATCAAGGCACTTGATCCTGATCTTGAGCAATATTTGCCCGCATTTGGTCAAATTGATTTTACATCCCAAATTTTAACCGCATCAATGGAAACTGCCATTGATCTTAAGGCAAAGGGCATTATTGTTGATGATGGCCAAATTGTGCAGTTTGATGACTTTGCTCATGCTTGCGCATATAAAACATTGTCAATTATTTACTTTTCACTCGGATCAGATTTTAATGAAAAGAGAGTTGAGGCAAATAGACTATTTAGTCAAAACCTAAGATCAAGACGTTTAACAGTCGATCAGGATGGTGATGGCAGAGTCGATTTGTCAGAGGTTAAAATGAAAATCAGAGAGTTGGTGAGATAATGACAATCATATCAGAGTCATATGAGAGATTGATTGCACTTATAAAAGAGCAATTTCCAAACCGCCTTGAGCTCACAAATCCATATGTAATTGATGACAATGAGGATTTGATTGTCAAGTCAGGCTTTGGTGTCACACTGTTGCCTGCAACTAATTTAAATCGAGTCACTGCTTGCCTAATCACGCTTGAGCGTGAGGTTGAGGTCATTTTCACAAATCAGATATTTGGCACCAATAGAGATATGATTCAACGTCAAGAGGTTGAGCGTTTTTTAATGGATGAGCAATTGAAGCTCATTAAGGCAATTAACGCTGATGGTCAGTTGAATGATTTATTGGCAAAATCTGATTTTTCGGGTGACAATGGTATTGAGTTTGTTTTTACAGATCGAAACAATTATTTATCTTTGGTGAGTGCTTTTCGCTTTGAATATCACCAAAGCGCAAAATGAGGATGAAATAAATGAGTACAAAACTATCAAACAAAAAAAGTGTTTTGGCAATTGTGCCTGAGATCACAGAGGGCGTTGCAGTAAAGCCAACATCATCAAGCGAGTATATTGCTTTGCAAGATGGTTTTGACATGGAACCTGCTTTTTCAGAGCTTGAAAATGCAGAGCTCACAGGATCAATTGGAAAAGCAAAAACAATTTTAGGATCAGAGGAACCAACTGCCTCTGTTTCTCACTATATTAGACACTCAGGAGTTGAGGGGCAAGCACCAAATTTTGGGCCATTGCTCGAGTCACTTATGGGTGCAAAAAAGATTTCTGCAGTTGAGGCAACCGTTGTGTCTGCTACTGTTGGAAATGAAACAACAAGAGCAACAATCACTGTTGGAGTTGGTCAGGGTGCACTTTTTGAGAGAGGTCAAGCTCTTTTGGTCAAAGATGCTCTTAATGGCTATTCGGTTAGAAATGTTTTCAGCGTTGTTGGTGATGTCCTGACTCTTGGTCAAAATCTTTTCAATGCACCTGCCTCTGCAGTTGGATTGGGAAAAGCAGTTTTATATAAGCCTGCTGATGATTCACATCCAACACTCTGTGCTTGGCTTTATCGTGCAAATGGCGGTGCCGTTGAGCTTTTATCGGGTGCTCGAGTGGTCGAGGGATCAATTGAAGCAAGTGCAGGCGAGTTTGTAAATGGATCATTCACTCTTAATGGTATTGGTTATTCATTCGATCCAATTGAGGTGACTGCAAATAATAAATGGCTTGATTTTAATGATGGTGCAGGAAAAAATGCAGTCATTGCAGAAAAAATTTATGTTGATCCTCATGAGCTTGCTGATGCTTTGCAAATTGCAATGCAGTCTCAGACAACTGATGTGATCACAGTTAAATATCTTGATGTCTCAGGAAAATTTGAAATCACAAGTGATGGTGCAATTTTTGATCTTTTGTGGCAATCAGGTGCAAATGGTGCAAACTCGATTGGTGAAACAATTGGATTTGACACATTATCTGATGATGTCGGACTAGGATCATACACATCAAATGATGCAATTGATCTTGGTGCACCACAAACGCCAAATTTTGATGATGCAAATCCATTGGTTGCAAAAGACAACTCAGTTATGCTTGGTGATTTTCACTCAATTGATTGCTTCGAAGCAAGCTCTTTGACACTATCAATTTCAGGCACAAAATCTGATATACCTGCAATTTGTGCACGCACAGGAAAGTCAGGATCAGTTATTTCAGCAAGAGAAATTGAGCTTGAGGTGAGTGCTCTTTTAAATCAATTTGATGCTGATAAATTCAAGCGTTTCAGACAAGGATCAAACATTCAATTCACTTACTCATTTGGCGAAAAGGCAGGCGGGCAATGGGTTGCAGGCAAGTGTGCCAATATCTATATGCCAACCGCAACAATCTCAAGTTTTAAACTTGAGGATGCTGATGGCCTTGTGCAATTAAGCATGACACTCAAGTCATATGTTGAGGATGGTCTTGGCGAGCTTTACATCAACTTTGTTTAATGGTAAAAAAAGTTGTCTCGAACAAATGAGAACACACACAAACACACACAACAGATAGGGCCCGATGAGGGCCCTTTTTGTTTTCGCACTGACTTGACTGTTATCACTCAAGGTGCAAATCTTATAAAATGCAAAAAGTGCGGTGCTCTTTTTTATGAGATTTTTGATCATGGAAATGGAGTGAGCACTTATTTTAAAATCAAACAGGGGGATAAACAGTGAAAAAAACAACATGGAAAACAAATGAATCACACTCGATGCAAGGTGAGATTGTTGTCAATCTGCCAAAGTACACTGAGAGATTGAGACTTATTAAATCCTGCAATTTCAAGACAAATGATGGTGGTGAGATCGTCACAGGATTTGATCAAGTTGATTCATTGATCACTGCAATTGAAGAAACTCAAAAGTTTATTGAAAGTGTTTCACTTGTCACAAAAGATGGTCAAAAAATTGACAGCTATGAGGAACTTGAGCACACGCATGGTTGTGACAGCATTCTCCCAGAGGTTGCATTTTTTATTATCAATGGGCCTCAGTTGGGAAACAATTAAAAGCCGATCTCAAGCAGGCAAGCGGTTGGATTTGGCGAGGCATACCATCAAGAAATGATGCGTCAATTTTAGTTGATGAATATCTTGAAAAGCAAGCACTCAAAGAGCTTGGATTTCAGTTTAATGGTGATGATCTTTGTGCTTTTGAGGCAAAGTGCTTTATACTAATAAAAAGCGAGTTTAATAAACTTGAGAAAAAAGAAACTGAAAAACTGTCAAAGGGATTTGGTAGGAAATAAATGTCAAATATAAGAATTGATTTCACAACCAACAGTGCAACGCTTGAAAAAGATTTAAAACGCCTGCAAGATGCAATGTCTAATGTTGCCAAGTCAAGTAATGGCGTAAAGGATTCTCTCAAGGAGCAAGAGTCTCAAGTCAAAAAAACCTCTGCAAGCACAATCAATTTTAGCAAGCAGGCAACAGAGGCAGTTGCAAAACAAACAAGTGCCTTTTCATTTCTTGGTGACAAGTTAAAAAGCGTCACAGGTGATTTGATTGCTCTTGGTGGTGCTTATTTAAGTTTCAGAGGATTGGTGAGCGTTGTCTCAAATATCACTGAGTTTAATAAAGCTATTTCAGAGATTCAAACGATTGCAAAAGTTTCATCACCAAGACTTGCAGAGATCAGGGATCAAATTATTAGCGTTTCTCAAGCAACTGGCAAAGATTCTGCAAGTGTTGCCCGCACGTTTTATCAAATTCAATCTGCAGGCATCACAGACACTGCCAAGGCAATGAATGTTTTGACAAATTCAACAAAGCTCGCAATTGGCGGTCTTGCAAATGTTGAAACAACAGTCAACGCAGTCACAAAGTCACTTGCCGTTTACGGTGCGGGTGTCACTGACTCTGCGGAAATAACTGACATTTTATTTAAAGCAGTTGAGCTTGGTCAGACAAGACTTGAGGACTTGGCAAGCTCACTGCCAAATGTGCTTGGTCTTGCAAAGACATTGGGCCTTACTTTTGCACAAGTCACAGGTGCGGTTTCAGCGTTTTCAAACAGAGCAGGATCAACGGCAGAGGCAGTGACTCAATTAAGATCAGTTTTTGCAGGTATTATTGATGGCCAACAAAGAGCAAAGCAAATTCTTGGTGACAATGCAGGTTTGTTTTCAATCCAAGCATTGCAGGCAAAAGGTCTTGCGGGCTTCTTGCGTGATTTGTCAGTTGCAACAGGTGGATCATCAGAGAAAATAAAAGAATTATTTGGCAGAATTGAGGCGGTTTCAGGTGTGCTTGGTGGTGCATCAGATAACTTTAATCAATTGGATCAAATTATCAAAGAGGTTGGGAAATCTGCGGGATCAACCGATGATGCTTTTTTTGTGGTTTCACAAAACATTGATTTTCAACTTACTAAATTAACTAATACAATTAAAAACATTCCATTGATAGTGCTTGGAATTTCAGGTGAGGATGTAGTTGCAACAGTGTTTGCAAGCATCAATAAAATACTAAGTGCAACACTAAATAATTTTAACACGTTTAAAAATTTCATCATTGCAACACTCACAACAATTGCAATTGCAGGCTTTGGAAAATTCTTTGCACAAATAAAAATAGGTTTCACAAATCTTGCTTACAACTTGAGCGTTTTTAGAGGTCAGGTTGCCATTGCAATGAATGGTGCAACAATGTCAACCAAGGCATTTGTGATTGGAGTAAAAACCGCAATCACATCAGTCAGTGCATTGAAATCAACGCTGACATTTGGATTGTCAATTGCTCTTGATTTTCTTATCTTTAAATTTTTAGAGATCAAGGATGCAGTTGGTGGCTTTGGAAATGTTGCCTCTCTATTTGGCACATATTTTGAGCTTGGAGTTGAAAAAGCAAGACAGGCACTTATTGGGATGCAAATTGCAGTGATTGAAACCGTCAACAAAGTTGGCAGTGATATCCAAGGAATTGCCGATATATTGGGCCTTGATGTTAAGGTTGGAACCGTTGGCATTGAGAAAATTGCAGAGCTCAATGCGCAGTTGAATGAATCAAAAATGCTTGCAGAGCTATCAAGTGCAGAGATCGAAACACTTTTTGCAAACGCTGAGGAAGGTGCAACAAGCACTGCAAACGCCATGCTCACTGCATTTGGTGAATCTCCCTCTTTAGTACCTGAGACAATGGGTGAAAATACAATCAATGACCTCAAGTCAATTGAGGATCAAGTAAAGATTTTAAAAGAAGAAAATAGATTGATTGAAAAAGAGCGCATGACTCTTGAGCGTGATGAGGATTTTGCCTTTTTGCAAGAGAGATTGGGCACAGAGCAAGCATTGCGTGATGTTGCTCAAAAGCAGGCATTGGCAAGATTCGGCCAACAGAAAAAGGCAGAGCTTGACATTGATAAAAAAGTGCTTGAGGAAAAGAAAAAAATTGCACTTGCTGATGTGCGTTTTTCAGAATTATCAGGAAAAGAAAAATTGGCACAAACTGCCAATACTTTACAACTTGCCTTGGCCTTAACATCCTCTGCGGGTAAAAAGTTTTTTGCAATTGGAAAAGCAGTTGCATTATCAGAGTCAATTGTGTCAGGTGTTTTGGCAGTGCAAAAGGCTTTGGCCAGTGCACCACCACCATTAAACCTGATAAACGCAAGTTTAATTGGTGCAACTACGGCACTTAATACTGCAAAGATCGCATCATCAAAACCGCCTGCTTTTCGCACAGGTGGTATTGTGGCGGGCGTACCCGATGGCGGTGCAGATAGCGTGACAGCAAATTTGTCACCTCGAGAAATGGTGCTCACAAGAGCTCAACAATCAACCTTGTTTGCAAGATTGCAATCAGGTGACGTTGGGAATGATGGCGGTGGCAATGTGTTGCAAGCAATCCAACAATTGACAAATGCGATATCGAGCAGACCAATACAGGTTGAGATAAATGGCAGACAGGTGGCAATGGCAGTGAGGGATCAGATTAAATCAGGGGTGAGTTTCGCATGAGTTGCAACAAATTTTTCAATTTTAATTTAGTGCAAAAAGATGAAACTGAAATAATTGCAGAAAATGAAAACGCATTTTTCCCTGCAACAAATTTAAAAGACACGAGAACAACAAAGGTTTTCAGGTCGCAAGATGGCGTGATTTCAACATCAGTCATTTTTGATTTTAAAACAATTGAGACCGTTGACTCAATCATTGCAATTGCTGACTCAAAAAGAGGTTTTGGCTTTACGACAATGACAATTGAGGCAAATATCACTGCAAATTTTGATGCGCCTGAATTTTCAACAACACTTGTGCCCGATCAGGCTTTTAATTTTGGATTTACTGATTTGAGCGCAACGCCTCAGTCATATAGATTTTGGCGTGTAACAGTTTCAGGATCGGCACCATATGTTGAGATTGGCAAGTTGTTCATTGGTCGTGAAATGGCCCTAAATAAATCAATCAGTTTAAATTGGTCATATGAAAACAATGACAGATCAAAGTACACAACAAACAGATATGGTCAGATTTTCGTTGATAAAATAAATTTTCAAAAAAGGATCAGATTTTCATTTCAAAACTTAACAGTTGAGCAATTTGAAAATCTCTCTGATGCCTTTGACTCAAATGGTCAATTTACGCCATTTTGGTTGATTCTTGATCCCGATGAAAAAATAAGTACAAACAAAGGCAGATTTGCGGGTGTATTTCATTTGTCGGATGTGCCACAATTTAACAATCCGAGTTGGCGATATTATAATGTTAATGTGAGCTTTTTAGAGGCGAAGTAAATGAGTTATTTGTTGATTGAACCAATTGAAGCAGTGCCAGTTGAGCAAACTTTTAAAATGTTTGAGCGTTTGCAGGTGCAGGCAGTCAGGCCTTATCTTTATTTACATAATGATCCAACAGGATCAATCAAGGTTGCAATCAAATATGATGGTCAAAAGATCGCATCAAAAACATTAACAGTTGCAGAAATTTTAAATCTTGCCGAGTTGCCTGCAGGCCAATATCACTACGGTTTTTTTACCTTTGATATTGAGGCAGTTTTAAACATTAAAACAGAATATCAAATTGAGGTTTCAGGCGTTGGTTATGGTTATGATCCAAATTCATACTTTGGTTGGATTAAACCGCATGAGAATCTCATCAATACATTTTCAGAATCAGTTTTATATGATGATCAAAATCCTTTTGGATTTCAATTGTGGGGTTATAAATGAGCAATAGAATATTAGACTTTGCAGACACGCAAACAAGCGCAACAGTGCCAACAGTTCAAGGCGCAAGTGCTCTTGCTCAATTTGCTGACAATGCCTCATATGAATCAGTTAATGGTGCAGGCGCAAAGGGATCAATTTATTTCAACACAACATTAAATAATATAGTTTTTCATGATGGATCAACTTGGAAACAAAATGAGGCAGAGCTCAACTCATTTGGCAACTTAGCAGTGCCCACAATCAATGATGATGAGTCACTTGGTTTTTCAGTTGGATCAATCTTTGAGTATGATTCACGCTTTTGGATTTGCAAAGATAGCACAGTCGGTAGTGCCATTTGGGTTGAATTTTCTCAAGACTATGACAGCGCAATTTTAGGTTTGCAAGATCAGATTGATAACATTGTCACAAACATTGGCACAATTGGCACTGATCAAACAATTCAAAATGGCAGGCTTGATGATCTTGAAACTGATGTTTCAAATATTCAGGGTGAGCAAACAACTCAAAACACAAACATTGGAAACAATGCAATTGCCATTGGTGATTTGCAAACAGAGCAAACAACTCAAAACACAAACATTGGCAACAACGCAACTGCAATCAGCAATTTGCAGAGTGAGCAAACAACTCAAAATAACAGACTTAATGATCTTGAGGCAGTTAAAGCAACACAAGTCATTTCTGCACAAGACGTTGATTGGTCTCTTGGAAATATTTTCTCAAAACAAGTCTCAACAAATGAGATATTTACTTTTTCAAATGATTCTGATGGCAAGACAATAATTGTCTCAATATTCAACAACTCAGGTGCTGATGTTGATATTGATTTTCCTGTTGGTGTTCTATGGCCATCAGCAACTGCAGTGACAACAGTGACTGCAAACACAAGAACAATTTGGACATTTATAAAAGTTGGTGCAAGTGTTATTGCCAACGCAGTTGACGGGATTGCATAAATGAGCTTTGGACATAAAACACAGCCTTTTTCATTTCTCGGTAAAAAATCTGGTGGTGGGTTTTTCCAAGGTTTTACAGGTGCTGATGGTGATCTCACAGTTTTAAATGGTCAGGACATAACCTTGCCAGTTAAGGCGGGAAACCTTTACGACTACAACAACGTGATCATCCAAGCAGGTGGCATTTTAAGGTTGCCTACAAATGGCGGTCAAATTTTTACATTTGGCGCATTGTCTTTGCAAAATGATGGCACATTTTATGGTGATAAAGGTGAGCACGCAGGTATGAGTGATTCAATTATCACCGTTGCAGGTGATAATTTTAGTTATTCACAAAGTCAACAGGCTGGTGGCAGGGCAGGCAGATTAACAACATCCTGCGTGCCATCATCAGGAACGCCCGCAGAGGGATCACCTGCTTTTGGCAATGGTGGTGCATCATTTGAGGTAAGGTCGTCAATTAGTGCTTGCATGAACTCACCATCGTGCTCACCTCAATTTAGAGGGTGTGATGATGCAATATTTTCAAGAGGCGCAAATGGTGGCATCGGTAGGGTTTATGACAATAATCCCACAGGTGCTATTCCTGAGGGGCTTTGCTCATTTGACAGTAATTCAAACTCAATGCAACAAAAAGTATATGCGCAGGGTTGGTCTCGTGGTGCAGTTAATTATGGTGAAAATGGTGGTGACTCTGCAGTTTTGTTGCAAGGCAAAGGTGGCGTGAGTTTATTTAGTGCAGGCGGTGGTTTTCGAGGCAGACATGGTCAGGCTTGCGTTTTCTATGTTTCAATTTTAAGTGGCACAGGTACTTTTAATTTTAATGGTGGCAATGCAACTCGTGGCGGTTGGGGTTTTAATTTTAACTCAAATAGGCTATATGGTCGCAGACAGGCAACATTTGTTGATCCAGGATCACCTCTCACTGACATTTCCGACAGGATAGGTTTTTACACTGGTCAAAACTATGACAACTTTTTAGCAGGTGGCGGTGGTGCAGGTGGAAATGGCGGTTTTGTCAGATTAAAATCAACAACAAATAACTTTTCTGGATCATGGCAAGTTGGTGGCGGTGCTCGTGGTGGTACTCCAAATCCAAATGTTATTGAGGGCGGTGAACAGGGCGTGCAAATAAGGTCTGACGTTTATGTGCAGGCAAATACCATCATGCCAACAGGTGGATCAAATGGCCTCGCAGGATCATTTGCAAATTTTTAAATAGGATTGAAAATGAAATATATTTTAACCGATGAAACACTGATTTATAAAGGCAAGACATTAAGACGCATTAAGAGATTGTTTGACAATTTACTTGGTGGCTTTATTGAGTCAGAGTCAAACCTCTCTCATGATGGCAGTTGCTTTGTTTATGACAATGCAAAGGCCATGGATCAGGCAAGGGTGCTTGGCAATGCAGGTATTTGCAACAACTCAGAGGTTTTTGACAATGCAATGATTGGTGATGATTCTGAGGTTTTGGGATTTGCAACAGTTGGCGGTTTATCTAATATTTTAGGCAAGTCTATTGTGAGTGGATTTTCAAGAATTAATGGCAGTGTGACAATAATTGATTCATACATTTATGACTATAGTGATGTGAAAGAAAACTCATCCTTGAAAAATGCTCACATCACTGGAAACTCAAGAGTCATGGGGAGTGCTCAAATTGAAAACTCATCAATAACAGGATCAGCAAAGGTTTCAGAAAATGCAGTTTTAAAAAACTCATCATTATGTTGTGACTCTATTGTTTCAGGTGATGCCATTGTTGAAAATACAGTTGTGCCAAAGGGATCAACAATCACAACGTCAATAAATAACTTTAAATCAACGGCACCACTAAAGATTAAGTCACCTGATGATTTTTTTGTCACAACTTGGCAAGGTGTAAAGTTTACATTTTTTGATGGTGGTCTTGGAATTGATTGCAAAACAATGAGTGATGCAGATCAAGGCGTTGTGCCTTGGTCGCAATCTGATGCTGATGAGAGATTTTCAAGTGTTGACGTTTATAAAGCAATTATTGATCCAAACAATATGACCGCAATGCCTGAGATCAATATGGGGAAAAATGCAAAATGGTTTATTTGTTCACTTGTTAAATTCTCAGAGATTTTGACGATGTCAGAGCTCGATGCACTCAGTGCTCATTTCTCATTTGGATTGCCCGCCATCATTGACTATAGTGGCAGATTGCAATTGTGGTCATTTTTAAAAAATAAAGAGCTCACTGATGCAACAATTTGGAGTGAGTGCAGAGTAAAAATTCTTGAGCTTTTAAATGCTCGTATTTAGTTTATTTTCACCTCTGCTTGCATGGTTGCATCATTTGCATCATCGTGGATTTAAAGTTGACTATCTATTTGCACCTTTTTTTATTTTTAGATTTAATGAGTTGCACAAATTGCATCACGCAGTTGCAAACACTCCAAATGATTTTGGCCATCCGACAAAGGGTGAGAGTGTTTATAAAAACATCCTGATCAACATTTGGATTGAAATGGATGGTGCAGTTTTTCAATTTTTATTTTTTGTGCTTTTTCACATATTAACAGGCTTTAAAATTATGCCTTTTTGCATATTTTCTGGTATTTGGATGAGAGTTTTTAATTATTGTCATCACTATGGCCTTGAGAAATTGGGATTCCCTCGGATTGCTTGGGAAAATAAACACTCATGGATGTCATGGGCTTATGCAAATGCTGATGCTCATTCAACTCATCATGTTGCACCGAGTTGCAAATTGTCAGAAATGATTGCAAAAAAGAGCACTCCAAAATTGCCTTACAATCTTTTTTTATGTGCAATCATTTCTCTTTTCCCGCCTTTATGGTTTAAAATAATGGATGCGAGGTTGAATGAGTACATATCAAAATGAGTCGCAGAAATCAGTCAGTGAAAAGGCAGTGCTTGCGCACATTGAACCTGTGCAAAAACTCATCCTTTGGACATATGAAACAGGTGCAATTTACTCACGCAAGGTTGATCACTATGTGATTAAGCTCATGGCAAACTCTGTTTTTCTTGATCGTGCTGAAACCTTGGCACTTGATCAGGGTGAGTGGTTTTTTGACTATAACAACAAAACAATTTATGTGCGCATGAGTGATGACTCAAATCCTCAAGAGTCATTTATGACTGCAACATACAGGCTATTTTTTGCCAACGGCCCTTTTGTTTTGTCATGGGATTTGAGCAATGATGGTGATCAAGTCTATTATGAGGGCATAATTGATGACACAAGTGCCTTTAATCAAGAGATTGATAGCAGTGAGCAATTAGGGATTTCCCTTGAAAGTGAGGGGCAAATTTCTTTTGTAAATACAGGCGGTTTTTTTGATCCTATATTTGACCGCTTATTTTGGGAAAACAAGAGAGTCACAATTTACTCATGGTTTCCAAACACGCCATTTTCAGAGGCAAGACTTGTTTTTGATGGTGACATTGACTCAAAAAGTTTCACTGACACAAAGGTTTCATTTAGAGTCAAAGACTTTGTTTATAAATTGCGCCAACCAGTTGCATTGTCACTTTTTACTGATGCTGATGGCATTGTTTCAAAGGATGCAAAAAATCATTTCAAGCGCATTTTATATGGCCAAACAAATGGCGTACTTTTGCAATCTCTTGATCAAGTGCTTGGTGGATTTGTTGTTGATGGCACAGTCTCAGGATCAATTGGCAGTCAAACAATCACAGGCATTGGCACAACATTCTTAAAAGACTGCACGCCCGATGACAACATTGAGATTGTCACTCAGTTTGAAACTCTTGACTTTAAAATAAACAAAGTTATCTCAGACACTGAAATTGAAATATCAGAGGAGCTTGAAACTCAGATTGTCAACCAAACTTTAACACTTAAGCCAAAGACACCTTACAGATTTAAAAACAGAAAATTCTTCATTGCAGATCACAAGTTGCGTGATCCTGTTGCAACAGTTGTTGAGTCGGTGCAATTAAACAGATTGAGAGTTGATCAGATTGATGACTTTTTTGTCAATGATATTGTTTCAATCAATGGCGAGTCAGTCAGGATCAAGCGCATTAGTGGTGACACAATTATTTTATTTCAAAATTTGGATAATTTACCAAACATCGGTGATCAATTAACAAAATCACCAATGAGAGACCTTTATTTCAATGGCACAAGTTTTTTGATTGATCGTGACTATTCAATCAGCAATCTTGCGCAAGCAACTCTGACACTTGATGAAAAAGCAGAGTTTAATATCACAAATCCTAAAAAAGTAAATGGCACAAATGTCACATTTCAAAATGGATCACGCATCGTGATTGGTATAGGCACAAACTTTGTTGAGGATTTTTCAGCAAGAGATTGGATTAGGTCGGATGACATCAACCACACTGATTGGTATGAAATATTAGAGATTGAAAATGAAACAACCTTAATCTTGCGCACTCAATATGATGGCGCAAATATAATTGCCACAAATACACTCAAGAAAAATATCGCATACATCATTGATGACTCTCAAGTTGTTTGTGATTGCATTGGAAAAGAAACCTCATCAGGTAAATGGATTAAAACCGCATCCGATGCAGTGCTTGATCTTTTGGAAATGGCAGGTTTTGAAAATATTGATCTTGATCGCTTTGATGAGTCACGCCAAATTGCTGACTATGTTATCAGCATGAAATTGCCATTAAATTATGATGACACCGAGGCGCCAATTATCAGAGAGGTGATCTCTTTAATTAACAAGAGCGTTTTTGGATCACTTGTATCAAGGTCAGATTTTAAAATCAGCTTTGATGTGCTCACTCCTGATCGACCTCAAGACTTGGATGAGTTGGGTGACGATGATCTCATTGGTCAAAGCTCATTTTCAGTGCAAACCACAAGTGAAATTTACAGAAAAATCCAAGCAAACTATGCGCATTTTGATGCCGATCGCTTTACAGGCGAGGCAGGTGCAGTTGTAACAGAATACACAAACAGTTTTGTTGATAATTTAATTGGATCAAAAAATGAAAAGGTTGTTGACCTTTATTTATACAATCCAAGCGAGGCAACAACGGTTGCAGAGCGATATGCGCTAATTTACAGCTTAACGCAGTCAGTTGTAAAAGTGACATCAAAGCTCAATTTGGCCCTCAAAAATATCAATGATAAAATTTGGTTGTCACTTGATCGGTTATATTCCAGACTAGGTTCAAGTGCAGACCGCAAGAAAATTGGTATTATCTCAAAAATTCAAAGAGATGGTGAGACAACAACGGTTGAGTTTTCTGATTTGGCAAATCAATTCAACAGGGTTGCAACTGTGACTCCTGATGATGCCAGTGACTTTGCAATTGCTCAAGAAAATGAGAAAATCAAGAATGGCTATATAGTTGACGATATAACCGAGCTTGCAGGCAACGATGAGGCCGATTGGGGCACAAACTTGATAGGATGAAAAACAATGTTTCAAACGATATCAACAACGCTTTACAATGTTGGCAAGGCAATCCGAAAAGAACTTTTTACAAAAATCATTGGGAATATTGACGACCTGAACACACGCACCACAACACTTGAAGCGGGTGCAAATAAAATTGTCATATTTGATGCAACCGTAAAAATAAGAAACAATGCAACCTCTTTGACAGGTTTAAATATTTGGAAATCACCTGCAAATTTTACATTGCTTGATGCTCGTGTTGTCATTTTTGAAAAAGGTGCATCAACTGGCCTATTGGAGTTTGATGTAAAAAAATCATCAGACCTTGATCCGTTAAATTTTCAATCTGTTTTTCAAATAAAACCATCAATTGATTTGAATGATATTGGCACGCAAGATTTTGATGAATCAACCAATATGGTCTTTGATCAAAACCAAAGCACTGTTGTTGCAGGTGAATTTTTGCGACTAGACATCACCGCACTGCCTGTGCCAATCGGAAAATTTCAAGTTTACTTAATTGGAGAAATTAACTAATGAGCTCACCAATTGTGCAACCGTTTGACTTTAATCCAATCTCAGTTGAGGTTAAAACAGGATCATATCAAATCCCTGTTGGAAAATATGCCTATGTGATCCCTGACTGTGATCAACAAAACTTCACAATTGATGGCAATATTGTGACTGAAAACCGCACAATAAGTGCAAATTATTCTGGCAATGGCGGTGGTGATCAACCTGTTTTCACTGTGCCAAACGGAAAAAGCGCATTAGTGACAATTTTTTACAGGACAAACTCAAGTCCAACAAATCCAATTTTTATTGGTATAAAATACAAGTCAAGTCCTGACTATATTGAGAAAATTGCATCAGTTTCGACAAACCAACCGTCAATTTCTGGTAGTGTTCAAAGAGTTTTATCAAGTGGAGATCAGGTTTATGTCACAAATATTGGTAGGTGCGCAGTCTCAGGTCATTATGTAAACAACGGTGATGCCAGTGGTGCAGGCTTTTGGGTTAAGTCTCAACAATTGTTGAATGGCAATAGATATACGGTGGCACTTTATAATGAAATATCCTGAGAATAAACCGATATCAACACAGGCCAAGTCAGGCATATTTGTTGTGCCGTTGGGCCAATATGCAGTTGTGACGCTTGATCTCATTGATTCTGATTTTTACATTGATGGCAACATTGCATGGAAACGCCCTGAGGTCATATCAAATGCCTCTCTTGGTGCAGGCGTGCTTTTAACAGTCTCAACGCCATTTGCCTGCAAGGTCAACGTCACATCATTTGGTGGTGCAATCATACGTTATAAATCAAGTGTAGACTATGATGAAACTCTTGTGACAGGATCGCATGAAAGAATCTTATCAAGTGGTGATCAGGTCATTGGGCCTGCGAGTGTTTCGGGTATTTACTATTCAAGCAAAAGCAAACGCCCTCAATTCCTTGTGCCTGAGGGCACAGAGCTTGATGGTCAAAAATACACTGTGAGTTTATATGACAAAAAAGCAACATGATGATGATGGTGTCAAAGTTTTGACATGGGAAAACATTTTCATCACAATGGTTGGTGGCATTGGTTTGCTTTTCGCAACCATTTTTTTCAATGCGTTTATATCATCACCGCCATCAAGGGCAGAGTTTAATGAGCTCAAAACCAGATCAGAGCAGGCAATGATTACAGTTGACAAAAGATTGGAGCGCATCGAGAATGGTCAGAACGAAATTATAAACCATTTACTTGAGAGGTAAAAAATGGATAAGGCACAATTGGTTGCAATGTTAAAAGCAAAAGGATTGGACATTGCAGAGGATTCACTTAAAGAATTGCTCGAAACTGTTTTGACAGTAGCAGAGGAGCTTGTGAAAAAATCAGAAAATAAATATGATGACCTTTTATTGGTTATCTTGCCACAAATCAAGCCATATTTGCTTGAGGCAATTGATAAACTTGACGGCCAAGTTGGTTAATTGTGCTTACCAAGTTGCTTGATGTTTTTCTTGGAAAAATTGCAGGTCACTTGGTTGACTACCTATCAACGGCAATTGAGTCAATTTTTTATGAGACAATGAAAAAATATGAGCTCAGTAAGGTTGCATCGGTTGAAAAAGAATTGATAAAAATCGAAACTGAGCTCAAATTAAAACCAAGGATCACAGAGAATGAGGCAAGTGATATTGCTCGCAGGCTTAATGATGCTCGCAACAGGTTGTGATGACCTAATCAAGCCAAAAGAGATTTGTGTTCAATCAAGTGAGAAAAATCTCGGGTGTGATGATCCACGAAAAGGGAAAAAGGATCGTCAATATACAAGATCAATCCAATCGGGTGACATTTGCACCAATCAAACAGATTATTTTGAAGGTGAAAAAGAAATGATCACCATTATCAAAGAATTAAAATCAATCAAGTACGATCTCAAGAAATGTAAATCAAAGCTCAATAGATGAAACAATCAATTTTTTTGCAATAGCATACGGATCAACATTGTGCTCAATGGTTTCCTTGTCGTTTTCAACAACTCGCCAAGGTGAAATAAATACTTTATTGCCTCGAGCATTTATGATCCAACCAACAACCTCACAGGTCAAAAGCTCATCATGACCTTTGCAGTGATCTAAAAATTTTATTTTATAAAGTTTTCCTTTTTTCATAACCAATACAACTCACCATCAACCATTGCCCTGCCATTTTTAACATGAATCAACTGCACATGGAATTCGTTTAAATCCTCAATGACATCAACAACGGCCCAACCTGTTTGCCATTGATGGTGATTTTTTACATAACCCATAACAGGGTGATCTTTATCACCAAGCCAACCGCAACTGATGCCCTCATAAACCTCGCCTGTGCCAAGTGCCACAATGTTTGATTTTTGGATTCTGTGAGTATGACCAAAGATGACTGATGTTTGTGTTTTGACAACTGTGCTATGAGCACAATGAACACCACCGCCAATTGGTTCGTGTCGAGCAATCAGATTTGATCCTAGTACAAAATGTTTTTGATTTGGGCCATATGGCACAAGTGATATTTGTTTATTATCTAAATTTAAAATTGATTTGAGGTCAAACATCCCAAACAACTGAGGTGCTTGGTTTTGCAAAAACCTGCTCACTCTGTTTTCGTGGTTTCCCTCGCAATAAAATATCGGCACATTTGGAAAAAGTTTTCTCAACTCATTGAGCTTTTCCTCTGCACAATGAAGCTCATCAAAAAGTTTCTCACTGATTTGCGGTGATTTTGGATGACTTGAAATATCATAAAAATCAACAAAGTCACCAAGGATGACAATTTCATCAAGCACCATTTCTTGAGAGACTTCAGTCATCAATTGATAGTCAGGGCCCGCAAAAGGATGATGACAATCAGGAATGATCAAAGCTCTTTTAATTTTACTCACACTTAAGTGTGAATCACTTAGGCATTTTTTTCAACTTTTTAACACTTGACTAATTGATATTGTCAGGTTTTGGATAGGGTTTTTCATCAGTCTCACCAAGTATCAGCATCATCTTTTTATAAAGATCATATTTTCTTGCAACAACTGACTTTTCACCATCACTTAAAATAAAACCGCCATCAACTTTTTGCACTGTTATTTTCAATTTCTCTCCTCACTTGCTCAATTGCCTCATCTAAAGGTTTCTTTTTACCTTTTTTTCGAGGTTTTATTTTTTTAGGATTGTCATAAATGGTTGAAAACCAATGTTTAAAATCTTTTATTTCTTTTTTTTCATTTGTCATTTTGCAATTATTGGTCAAAAATTGCGCAAAGTAAACAAAGGGGAGTCAATTGAAACGTAAAAAATTTAAAATGCAAACGCTCAACAAAGCAGTTGCAAAATTTGGCGCAACATATGTTGCAAATGCAATGGGTTATAAATCACCAAGCACAGTCAAGCATTGGATTAAAAACAAAGCAGTGCCAGAATTGGCAATTGATCGTGTTTGCAAATTCTTAGAGGAGCACACATCATGAGCATACTTGCAGGGATCACAAGAGGAGTGAAAAAAACACCTCATTTTGTCGCAATTTATGGGCCATCGGGCGTTGGGAAAACAACATTTGCATCAAATGCACCAAAGCCAATTTTTCTTGCAACCGAGAGGGGCACAGATCAATTGGATGTTGCAAGATTGCGCATAAGTAATTGGCTTGGGATGTCTCAGGCATTGGCAGAGCTTAAGCGCAATAATGAGTTTCAAACAATAGTGATTGATTCACTTGATCACCTTGAACCAATGATTTTTGAAATGGTGGCAAAGGATCATGGTAAAAAATCAATCGAGGACATTGGTTACGCAAAAGGGTATATCTTTGCGCTTGAGTATTGGAAACAATTTTTAAATCATTGTCAAGAATTGAGAGAGGCAAATAAAAACGTGATCCTGATTGCACACGCACAGATTAAAAAATTCAATGATCCAATCGAAGGTGAGGGATTTGACAGGTATGAACTTAAATTGCACCGCAAAGCAGGTGACTTGATAACCGAAACTGTTGACGCTTTAGTTTTTGCAAAGCTCGAGGTGCATATCACAAAGGATGCAAACAAAAAAGTTTCAGTTATTAGTGATGGCAATAGAGTTTTGCACACATCAAACGCACCTGCATTTGATGCAAAAAACCGCTTTGGATTGCCCGAGCAAATATCATTGTCATGGTCAGAATTTGACCAATTGGCAATGCGTGACGATTCTGAAAAAGTTAAGATCATCCGTCAAAAAATTGACGATCTGATTTTAAAATTTGAGGATGAAACTTTTAAGAAAACAGTGCTTGAAACTGTGACAAAATTCGAGAACAATCTTGTAAAACTTGAGGAAATCATGACCAAATTGCAAGGCAAGTTGGCACAATAACAGAGGAGTATTTTTTATGTCGGAAATTTTAAAGCAAGGTGATCACATTGCTCATGTTGCATCATGGGGAGTGCGTGAGACAAAATCAGGGGCACCGCAAATTTTTGTTAAACTTGACAATGGTTTGACTTGGTTTGGATCACTGAATGAGGGAAAAGCAAGAGAGATCACTCTCAAGGCATTATTTGTCATGGGATTTTGTGGCAATGATCTTGATGAGTTGGTCACTGATTCTGATGCTCTTGATGTCAATAAGGATTTGAGAGTTGTTGTTGAGCATGACACTGATGAGAATGGAAAAATCAGAGCTGTTGCCAAATGGATCAATGAGATTGGTGGCGGTGCCATGAAAGGCACACTTGATCACAAGAGTGCAGTCAGTGCTTTAAAAGGCTTAAAAGCCAAAGGTGACATCATGAAGCTCAAAAAAGAGTTGAATGTTGTTGATCGTGAAAAAAAACCGACAAGTCAAAATGACCAAGAGACAAGTGTTGATGAAATCCCTTTTTAACAACAAGTATAGATTTTTCATTGATGTTGAAACAACTGGATTTGATCCAATGAGAAATGATATTGTTTCTCTTGCCATGATTGTCACTGACATTGATGGCACTGAGATTGGTGAGTTTTATGAAACCTGCAGACCTGAGTTTAATAAATTTTACTCAACAGAGGCAGAGGAAATTCATGGATTCAAAAGATCAGAGCTTGAGAAATTTCAAACGCCACGAGAGCTTTGCAAAAAGCTCTTGTGGTTTCTTAATGATTTCAGAGTTGAAAAAATCAGGATGAACTTTTGATTTATCACGCACTAAAGGGATTTGATTGGCACTTTTTTGATTACACATTTAGAAAAACAGGACTTGAAAAATCAATTTATAAAATGTTTAACCACAAATGCACCTTGAGCACAATTGAGACCGCAAGAAAACTAGGGCACCGAAACAATAAGCTCAATGAATGGGCAAAAACATTGGGCATTGAGCTTGATCACCACAACGCACTGAGCGACACAAAAGCCTGTGCAAAACTTTATTTTTATTTAACAAAAGGAAAGGAGCATGAAATTTTTGATCCGTTTTTTCAATATTATAATTAGCAAGATAAAAGGCACGAGTAATAGTGACGCAAGCAGTGGCAATGTTGTGCCAGTTAATCCAAAAGCAAAAACAATTTTCCTAGTTGTTGGTCACTCTGCAGTTGATGGTGGCATGGAAATCTATAAAAATGACCGCTACAAATCAGAGTACAGTTTTAATCAGGACGTTGCCATTGCGTGCAAGTCTTATATCAATAAAGAGAAAATCAACATTTTTATTGGTTATCGTCAAAACAGTGTAAATTATACAAGCGCAATGCGCTCACTTGCTCGTGATGCAAAAGACATTGGTGCAGACTTGGCAATTGAGTTGCACTTGAACGCCTCGGGTATTCCTGAGGCACGAGGTTTTGAGATTTTAACAAACAAAATGAGTGAAAAAATTGCACGAGTTATTGCTGATGGTTTCATTGAGAGATATTCAATCAGAGCTCGTGGTGATAATGGCGTGAAGGTCTTGAACTCATCAGATCGTGGTGCAGGTTTTTTGAGTGCAATGAGTGATGTCGGCGTCCCTTCAATGCTTATAGAACCATGTTTTGCAGACTATAGGACAAATGAGAGTGTGCAGATAATTGAGGATCATCAAGGCTATGGTGACTTTTTGGCAAAAACATTGGAGCAGTTTGCATAATAATTATTAACCAGAGGTGATTCATGCAATTTATAAAATAAAAACAGGAGAGACATATACTGTATCTAGTTTTTATGACAACAAATTTTGCTTCCCATATACAGAATTTGAAATGTTGAACGAATTTATCAACGAATACGAAGTAAAGGAATAGAGAATGATTGATATCGTTGAGCAATATGTACAAAAATCAAAAAAATGCAAATGCAAATCGTGGGCAAGGTGTGATTATATGAGTGGTTTTAGAAGTGAGCATCACTCAGGTTGTGATAAATTTACCTACCTTGCGGAATTGCATATTTTAAGCAGAAAAATCTCTCAACTAGAAGCTGAGAATAAAACTTTATCTGAGCAAGTTGTTGAATTGGAAAAGGCTACTGAAGGATATAGATACAGAGGTGTTGAAGAGAGACTCAGGAAAGAGATTGAATCATTAAAGACTCAGCTAAAAGAAGTGGTTGAGGTGATTAATTATATTTGGAATTATGACAGCAATAGTCCGTCAAACGAATAATTAAAGACTACAAAGAGCGAGCAAGACAATTTCTTGAGAAATTTAATGCTCCCAGTAGGGAGAAAATCTAGGTTTTTTAGCGAATAAGTTATAAATAAATCCCAGTAGGAAGAATTGTACTAATAAGCGTATTAAATAGTATTATACTAAAAAAGTATGCAAGGGGGAAAGTAGTGAAATGGTTGATCAATTTTTTCAAGAGACTTAAAAAAAGAAGTGCACCAAAGATGCCAGGTAAGCACATTTGGCAAGAAGAGTGGAATGAGCACGTTTTTAGATCGTTTCACCAATATGACAATTTTTCAGATTTCTTTTTAAATTATGATGATTTTAAAAAATTCATTCAGGCACTTGCCTATGCAGAGTCGGGTTTCAACTTAACAGAGCGTTACGTTGAAAATCTTGGCAATGATGCTGTCACAGGCAAGCAAGTTGTCAGTGAAGGTCTTTTTCAATTGAGCTATCAGGATTCAATCTACAATGGCGTGACTTGGTTCAATTGGGATCAGGATAAAAACTTGAGTGATGATGATCCAGATAAAACTATCTTTGATCCAATTAACCAGATTTATGCTTGCGCTAAAATACTCAACAAACAAATCAACAGGCGTGGCACTCTTTACACGAGTTTTGATCCATTTTATTGGTCAGTATTGGATGAGAAAAACAAAAGGCACAGGGTTTTTTTGAGTTATTATGAAAACTAATGATGAAAACATCATGACATTTATTCAAGAGGCAGTTGATGGCTATTTAAACAACGATGCTGATCAATACAACAGACCTGCAGAGTTGGTTTTTTTTATAAAATTGGGGGTTATTTATGAGCGTGAAGGAAAAGCAAAAGCAGTTGAGGTTTTTCAAAAGACGTTTGCAAGAATTGAGAGACAAGCAAAATCTATTGACGCACAAGGATCAGGTGCACCATGTGAAAATTCAGATAGCATTGCACGAGGAACTTGTGCGGATGGCGAGGATTGATATAAATGATCATGTTGAGACCTTATCAAAATAAAGCAAAAGAGCTCTTGAGAGATAAGATCAAGAGAGGATGTAAGCGCATTATCTATTGGGCGCAAACAGGTGCGGGCAAAGGTCTTGCCATGAGCGACATTACCAATGGTGCAATTGGAAATGGCAAAAAGGTGCTTGTGGTTATGCGCAGACGTGAGCTTATTTTTCAAACCTATAAAAACTTTTTGTCATATCATCAAATCAGGTCATCAATCTTGATGGCAAATGATAAGCGTTTCGACAAAACAAACCATGTGCAAATTTGCTCAATCGACACAATCTCAAGACGATTGGATAAATTGGATTTTTTAAAGTCATTTGACGTTGTGTTGATTGATGAGTGCCATGACACCACCTCGCCAACATATGTAAAACTATTTGATTTTCTTGGTGAAAAGTTTTTTATTGGATTTACTGCCACGCCATTTGCAGTTGGTGGTAAACCTCTCATTTTTTGGGAAACTTACATTAAGTCAATTGAGGCACATGAGTTGCGTGATCAAGGCTTTTTGGTTGATGCAAGGCTTTTTGCGCCAAAGAAAATTGATGTGAGCAATGTCAAAAAGGTGGCAGGCGACTATAAAAATGATGAGCTTTTTGATGTCGTTAAGGATTTAAAAGTTGTTGGCGACATTGTGCGCACTTGGAAAATTTACGGCCAAGGCAGACCAACGATATTATTTGCAGTCAACAAAGCTCATGCACAACTGATGGCACACGCCTTTAATAATGATGGCATCAGATCAATATATTGTGATGAGAGTCACACAAGTGAGGAGCGTGCCAACGCAATCAATGATCTCAAAACTGGAAACATAAAAATTTTATGCAACGTCAATATTTTCTCAACAGGCATTGATGTGCCATCAATTGGATGCCTAATACTCGCACGCCCAACGATGAGTGAAATTTTATATATCCAACAAGTTGGCAGAGGTTTACGACCTTATAAAAACAAAGAGGATTGCATTGTTTTGGATCATGCGAACAACTCAGAGAGGCATGGATTGCCATTTGATATGCGCACCGCCTGCCTGACTCATGATGACATTAAGAAAAAGAAAAAAGAGGATGAGGAAAAACCAACATTTGTGAGAACTTGCATGAGTTGCTTTGCCGTTGTCTCTCCTCAGTTTAGGGTGTGCCCTTATTGCTCTGCAGAGCTTTTAAAATCAACTCGTGAAATTGAGCATGAGGATGGCGAGTTGATTGAAGTCAATAAAAGAAGTTTCAACTATGAGCGTTTCAGGCGAGGGTTGACAACTCTTGAGGGGCAAGCCATCGTTAAAAACTGGAAACCAAATGCAAAATTTTTCAAACTGCACAAGCGTTTTGGTGATGGCATTTTTGAATTTGAAAAAGAACTAGGATTGCCAAAGTGGTTGAAAAGAATGATCGAGGAAAACCGAGCTCAAGAAACGAGACTAAATCAATTGGATCATACCGAGCACATCAAAACCTGATGAATCTATGCCTTGAAAAAGGACAATTAGAATTTCCAACAATAAGATTTTTTAAACGCTTTAATGGTCAACTTTACACAAGTGAGGGCAGACCAGTGAAAGTTGGCGTTAATGGTCAGGCCGATGTTTATGCACTTGTGCCATCACCAATTGGGCCTGTGATTGTTGAGCTTGAATTTAAAACAGGTAACGCAAGACAATCCGAGTCACAAGTAAACTATCAAAAATTGATTGAGTCGATGCATGGCATTTATGGTGTTATAAAATGTTATGAGGATTTGCAAAAATTGATCAAGATTTGCCTTGATAAAATAGAGTCAATCGGTCACAGTTGATTTCCAAAATCATAAAAAGCAGGTTTTCATGAGCACAATATATGATGCGTTTTTGCATCACTTCAATCAAGAAGTGCCATCATTTTCATTTGATGGTAAATTTTACCGTAAAGACAGTTTGTGGTCAGTTGGCAGTGAATTTGTCGTCAAAGGCAATGTTTATTATTTTGCAACTTTTGGTGATTGGAAAACAGGCGAAAAGCACACATGGTCAAACTATGATCCAAAAGCTCAGAGTAAGCATTTTTTAGGAAAAGCAAAAGAGGCAATTGATCAAGTTATTGCCATTCAAAATTTTGAAGCTGAAAAAAAGCACGCTGACTGCAAGCAGAAATGGTTTCCAATTTTCCACGCAATGCCTGAAAAAGCAGAGTTGCACGCATATATGTCAGGGAAAAAATTGGTTTCAAATTACATTGCAAGGATCAATCCTGAAAACAATGGCCTATTTATTCCTGTTTATGATCTTGATGGCTTTGTTGGTTGTCAGATCATCTTTGCAAATGATGATGGTGGTTTTGAAAAAAGATTCACAACAGGCATCAGGATGCGTGGATCATTCACAGGTCTTGGTGATTTTAAAAATGCTGATTTCCTTTATTTGTGCGAGGGATTTGCAACAGGTTGCACGATCTTTGAGGTGACGCAAAAGCCTGTTGTGGTTGCATTTAACTGCCACAATTTGGATGCCGTTATTTCAAACATCAGGAAAATAAATCCAAAATGTAAAATTATAATTTGCGCTGATAATGATCACGAGAGGAAAAACAATCAAACTGGAAAAATGGAAAACATTGGAATTATTAAAGCAAGAAATGCCAAAAAATTGGCATCAAATTGCGTGATCAAGGTGCCTGACTTTGGCGTGCACAAAAGCGGGATGAGTGACTTTAATGATCTTTATTGCATTGTCGGTGCTGATGAAACTCGCAATCAATTAATTTTCAGTTATGCAGATTTTGTGACAGTGCACACACTTGGCAGGCAAGGCAAAAAGTTTTTTTACTATTCAACTGAAACAAGACAAGTGCTTGACCTGTCACCAACAGAGCACACAAAAAATAATTTTCTCACAATGGCAGGCAGTTTTTATTGGGGTGATGTCTATGGTTGGAAAAGAAATGAAGAGGGTGAGCAAAGGATTGGTCATGTTAATTGGGATCAGGTGATTGAGCGTGTGATTGAGGAGCAAAGGGCTCAAGGTTTTTTCAATCCTAAAAACGTGCGTGGTTTTGGTTGTTGGATTGATGAGGCACGCACAGTTGTAAACCTTGGTGATCGTTTCCTTTTGGATGGCGAGATTGCAGAGAACTTTGAAACGAAATATTTATATGAGTCAAATGATCCATTGGTGTGTGATGTTGAAAATCCTTTAACAGTTGCAGAGTGCAAAAAGATCATCGACCTTTTCAAAAAATTAAGTTTTAAAAATGAGGGTGACTTTATTTATATAGTTGCATGGATCGCTCAAGCACAAATCTTTGGCGGTCTTGATTGGCGTTTCATGGTTTGGTTGACAGGGCCAAGAGGATCAGGAAAAACCGAGGTTTTGAAAATGATCTCAAAGCTCGTTTTCAATGGTGAAATTTATCAATCAATAACAAGCGCATCAATTAGACAGCATTTAAAATCAAACGCAATGCCAATGATCATTGATGAGGCAGAACCAAATAACCAAGAGACAAGACGCAAAATGGATGCTGTCATTGAGCTCATCAGACAATGCTCAAGGCGCATAAATACCAAAACAATCAGAGGCACCGCATCAGGTGATGCCCTTGAGTACAATGTCAACTCTGTTTTTCTTTTGTCATCAATCCAATCCTACTTGCCAACGATGGCAGACTACTCAAGATTTTTTGAAGTTGAATTGACTGCAGAGCACAATGCAGATTGGAAACAATTGCAAAAAGACTTTGAGGAAATCCAAAATTTTGGGCCAAGGTTGTTTTCTCGGATGATCAAACAATTGCCTCATATTAAGGCCAATTTTAACACCATAAGAGATTTACTCATCAAGAGCGAGTTAATCACTGACTCACGCCTTGCCGACCAAATAGGCACCACAATGGCGTGCTTTGTGGCCATGCTGATTGATGGTGAGCTCAAAGATCATGACTTGATTGTGCAGATTGCCAAAAGATTAAATTTAGGCCAATCATCATACGAGGTTGACAACGATGCAAACGAGAGTGAGAATTGTTTGAACGACATATTGGAAACAATTGTTGATAACCAAATGAAACGAACAATTGCCGACCTACTTGAGAATGGTTTTGGTGATGAGATTTTGTGGTCATATGGAATCAAAAAAGTTTCTGATGGTTTGTTCATCCAAACTGGAAATGTTGAGCTCAGGTCTTTGGTTAATCGCACGATGTACCACAACCTTAAAGCAATTTTAAAACGCCATCCAAGTTTTGAACGTGAGATCGTTGTGAGACAAGGCACTCAACTCAAAAAAGGCCTTTTAATCAAAATGTAAATGTTACCTTTTCGGTAAAAATGTTACCTTTTTTTGTTACCTCAAGGTAACACTTGAAATCATTAAGTTTCCACAAAATGTATTTACAGCTAAGTCATTGATTTTTCAGTGTTACCTTTTTTTGTTACCTTTTGAGAGAAATAAAAGAATAGATATATAAAAAAATATTTTTTTTCTTATATATATATATATATATCTATAAAGATAAGGTAACAAGGTAACAAATGGTCGATTCCTTTGTGATTTCAATAACTTAAAATGTTACCTCTTTTTTTTTGATCAAAAATTGCAAGGTAACAAGGTAACATTGTTGATTTTATTGACATTATCGCACTGTATAAATGTAAAATGTTACCTTTTTTCTAAAAAGTATAATATTGTGATATAATGCCACAAGGTGTCATATACTATTAGGAGTATAAAATGCAAATAAATGAGTGTTTTTCTGGTTTTGTTAAGTTGCTTATGCGCAAGCGTGATCTAAAGATTGCTGACTTATTGCGCATAACAGGTGGCAGTCAATCCTATTTAAGCAATTATTTAAATAATAGAAATATTCATGGAAAAATCAGAGGTATATCTCTTGTTAAAGCTGATGAGCTATTGACTGCACTTGACTCGGATTTTGGTCAATTCCAAAAGTTTCTTGATGGTGATCATGTCTATGAGTGGGATCACTGCAATATGTGTTGGATTGAAAAAACAACAAAGTGTGATTGTTGTGGTGTGACTTTGGCAGATTTTCCAACCTTTGAAATGGTGCAGAGATTCATCAGTGATGGTTTTGTTGGTGATATGACTCGTGATTGTGCAAGCGATATGTCAGATTTATTGGAATTGCTTAATGTTGAGCACGTTGCAGAGGTTGATTTAAATGTGAAAAATAATAATTTTTGTGATAATAGTGGCCATGTGTGTTTAAAAAAGGTGGTTTAATATGTGCAATGTTTGTGATGGTGACGGATGCGTTTGGTGTGATGATGAATATTATAAAGAGAATGATGAATAAATAGGGCCGTAAGGCCCTTTTTATTTACCATTGGCAAGGATTTTCAGGATAGGTGATCTCAACGCCTGTTTGTTTCGGATATTCATAAACATCATACTCAATTTGATCTTGCCCAAATACAATGCGGATGAGTAAAATTGCCAAAATTGTCAAGAACAATAAACGCATGGTAAAATTTTCTCATGAGCACACGAAAAACAAAACAAAAAACAGTAAAGCCAAAATCAAAAACTCGCTTAAAGCTTGAGCAAAGTGTTCAAGATGCCGAGGAGAATTATAAGTTGTTCGTTGAAAAACATGGCGAGATTGAAAAGCGCAGTGTTGGCAGGCCAACAAAATATGAGGATTGGATGATTGATGCTATCCTTGACAAGATGGCACAAGGTTTTTCAAAAGAAGCAATGGCGGGATTTCTTGGGATCACTCGTGAAACAAT